TGTCATTATTCCTCCGTAGCCAGTTCTCCGCCAATAGCCATATAAGCTGCTCCATCTACCCAACCATCTAATTTCTCAGGTGATTGGACTAATCTAGCAACTTTGACTTGATTCATGCACAATGCAACTTGCCAAGGTTCTACGGTAATGCCTAAAACTACACTCCAAAGCTTTGCAATGCGGTCATGGTTCTCTTGTGGAGTTCCATAATCTGCTTGCCTATCATTATAAATTAAACGTGTTGCTTCGTCTAAGATCTCTTTGCGATTCATTAGTCTAGCCAAACTTGATAACAAGCAGTGACACGACCTCGTTCGGGATCAATGAAGTGGAGTCTTTGAGAAGGAACACCTGAGGCGGCCATAGAGTCGCGCGCGTAGCGGTTATCGGACTCCGTTGAACCGGTCCAGTATACTGATCCAAGACCATCTGATAACGGTTCTTGTGCATGACGATGGTAATGACCCAAGTATATGTCTTGAAAGTTCCAGTCGTAAGCTCCAGCTTTCCATCTGTTTCCTGCTGCTTGCCATCCGGCCGGAGAAGCAAAACCAGATCTACCAACTTCATCGCCATGCATAAGAAGAGCTCGATAGTTGCCGATCTCAATGCGCTGAATATCTTCAACACCATGGCGTGGATCCCATGTCAGTCTTTTAGCAGTCGCTTCTTCAGAACATAATAACTGACGAGCCAACTCATAACACATACGGTCAAAATTATCAGACTTCGGTACGTCCGCTCTTTTGTTTCCGATTCGGCCATGATTTCCCCATTCTGCAATAACAGTTACATGATGGTAAACTGCTAATGCTTGTCGTACAACATCTACTATTAAACGGCTAACTGTTATGTATTGGTCGTATAAACTAAGATCTATTTCCCATAGTTGAGCAGGATAGTTAAAAAGACCTTCAACCATATCTCCGCCAAAGCAAATTACAACATCATTGACTGGATGGTCTTGTCTTTGTATTTCTGTAATTTTAGTTGCTTTAGTTGTAAAGTCCATAACTCTAGTTCTCATGATTTCTGAGTTATAACTAGGAGTTACTTTTGCTCCTTGCCAATCAGTAAGATGCCACAAAGCAACTTCTGCTCTTTTGCGGCGTTTATCTACCTTTGGACCTTCAATAGGTTTCATTGGTCCTAAAGCCAAGGTTGCATCTTTACATGCTTGAATCGTAGCTTCTACTAATTCTTCTGTCCGTTGTTTTGCTTTGGACAATTCTTTTTGTGTCCGTACAAGAGTCTGACGAAGTTCTGAAACTGATTCGTCTACTTCTAGTTGCAGTTTCTTGGCGTCGTCAGATAGAGTCATGGGGTCCTAAAACACGGGCATTGTTTTTTGCGATGGACTGTAAGTACAGTATTTCCTAGTTGAAAACCATGCGCTCTGAGTAAATTAACAATTTGCAGAATAGTAACTTTAGATTGGATTAAGTTTTCTAAAGCATCTGAATCAGATGGCAATAGTTGAGATTTAATTTTGCCAACCACACAGAGTGGTTTACTTTGTTCGTTCAAAAGATCATTTATAGCTTTTGATAAGTCCCCCGAGCTCATCATTACTTACTTCCTAATCCGTATTCTTTTTCGTTTGGATCAATTGACTTAACAATTGGAGCAATAATGGATCCAAGTAATACTGCATATTCAGGGCGCATATCTGCTGCGATTGCAAGAATTACGGTAATACCAGATGCTGCAACTGCTCTTAGGTAAGATTTAATTGCTGCTTTATGCTTTGGCTTGAGTTTCATAACACTCCTTTAGTTCTTTGGACGTGCAATTGCCATAATTGTATCGTATTTTCTGCGTTTTAGATAGAACCCGTCACCATTAGATTGGCTACCAGTTTTATTGTCCGACGTATTACCTTCCCATACATTTACGTATTTTAAGGTTGTGTTGTGATACTGGACAATTCCTACATGATCAGGTTGAGCATCTGTATCAAACTGGAAGAATACGAGATCTCCACGTTTTGCTTGACCAATTGGCACTAACTGATTGTTTTTTGTTAAATACTTAAGCCATTCATCACACGAAGCATAACCTTTTGGTTTGCTTTTTGGTGCAACTTTGCTTAATAAACCTGCTTCATGATAAACTTTTGATGCTGCCATTGCGCACCACGGTTGGTTATTGAGTCCAAACCACTTGCCAAATACTGTGTCGTTATTCTTGCCTTCAGTATAACCAATATAACTACTTGCTATTTCTTTTAGGTTTTTCACTTTTACCCCTATCAGTTAGCATTGTTATTACTAACTCCATTTGTGTTTCTAATCTAGTAACTGAGTCTTTTAGACTAGATCCGCCATTTGGCTTTAATTCATTTAGGAAATGTTTAACAAGCCACCTTACGGCAACTACAAACGAACCTAATATCGATATGACCGCAAGTATTAAAGCAGCCCAGTCATTCACAGTCATTCTTCTCCTTGAGTTTTGCTTCGAGATCCCCCACTCTAGCAGTCAACATTGCTTTGTCCAGAGCTAGCAGACCAATCTGCTCTCTTAGTACAGCAATAACAACATTGATGTCTAGTTCTGTTGCGTTATCCATTTGCGCTCCCCTCGAGTGTTTTGATACGTGTATTTAGATCTTGAATCAAAGCCAGCATACCTGGAATTACAAATCGTTCATTCCAGTTTTCAACTAATCCATCTGCACCACGATCTGCAGCAATTGGATAGTGCTCAGCTACTTCTTCTGCAATTAGTCCAGGTACAAGAATTCCTGATCTATTATCAGTTGCATCTAAGTAATCAGACTTAAACTTAAAAGCTCTAATAGGTAAACTTAATAAACCACTTGGGTTTAGATCAGCAACTGTTGCAAGGTCGACAATTTCTTCTTTGAATCGCGCACTTGAAGCAGTACTTCTTCGTGTGCGACCATCTGTGTCCATGCGAGTATTTGCAGCGTTTGCACTAGTTGACGCATCTTGATTATAAAAAGCGTCTAGTGTATAAACGTTTCCATTCATGACCACACCCGTGGAACTTACTTCCACATACTTGCCGGCTGCTTGCGCTATAATGACCGAGTTAGAACTCACATAAGCTAGCGGGTAAGTCGTAACGTTTGGATTAAAAGTTGAACCGTAGTGAATAACAACGCCGTCGGTAGCAGCTGGGCCAACGTGACCAACAGTTGTGCTAGACTCTGTAAATGAGATCGAGTTGGTAGAGGCTGAGACTGTGACGCGGCGAGCACCCGATGAAGTTCTGAGTGTAAACGCAGTTAAAGTACCTGCGGTTAAGCGGTCAACTGTAATTGATCCTGCTGCAATTTCTGCTGCGGTAATAGTATCTGCAGCAATTTCTGCTGCCGTAATTGTTCCGCCTGCAATTTGATCAGCAGTAATTGTTGCGGTTGCAATATTGCTAGCGGTAATTGTTGAACCAGCAATTTTTGCACCAGTAATTGTTCCTGCTGCAATTGAAACTGCCTCAATGGTTCCTACTGCAAGTTTTGCTCCAGTAATTGTTCCTGCAGCAATGTTTACAGCTTCAATAGTTCCACCAACTATTTTTGCTCCAGTAATAGAAGCGGCAGCAATACGATCCGCATTTAATGTTCCAGTTGAAATAGCCGCTGCATCTAAGTTTCCTACAGCAAGATTTCCAAAACCGTAAGCTTCCCAAGCAGAACCAGTCCATCTATTTGGTTTGTTGTCCGCACTAGAATCAAACCAAAGATCTCCAACTGAATGAGTTCCTGCTGGTGCTGTTGCTTGACGATAAACTTTATTTTTTCCATCTGCAGTTGTTTGTGCAGCTGTTGCTGCTGCAGATGCTGCCGCTGCTGCTGAAGTTGCAGATGCAGCTGCAGATGAAGCCGCTGCTGCCGCAGATGCTGCTGCTGCTGCCGCTGTTTCTGCTGCAGCAATTCCAAGATCTTGAACAGATACCCATGCAGTTCCAGTCCAATAGTATTGCTTATTGCCATCATCAGTATCGAACCAAACATCGCCTTCAGTTAACGGAAAAGCAGTTCCATCTGGAGCAGTTGCTTGCCGGTAAATATGGTTTTTGCCATTAACAGATACTTCAATTGTATCGATTTCAACTTGCAGTTCATCTATTTCTTCTGTAGTCGCTGCAACAATAGGAATAATTGAAGTCTG